TGTCTGTATATTGGCTTTTTAGCGACGTAAGGAAAGGACCATTAGGCTCGATTTCTTCCCAATCTTCCTCACCAAAAGGATCTACTTTATCTGGTTTATTATATATATTAAAATAAAAAATTATTTAAACAAGGGATGTTTTTCTAATAAATCGTGATAAGTCATTCGTATACCTTCTTCTATATCAATTGAATGTTTCCAACCTAAATTATTTATCTTAGAAACATCTAATAGTTTTCTTGGTGTTCCGTCAGGTTTTTCGATATTCCAAATAATTTCCCCTTCATATCCAACTACATCCTTTACAATTTCTGCGGTTTGTTTGATAGTAACATCTGTTCCTGTTCCTATATTTATATGCTCTGTATAATCTTCATAATTTAACATACAGAAAATCGTAGCTTCAGCCATATCTTTTACATGTAAAAATTCACGCATCGGACTTCCTGTTCCCCAAAGTTCAACACTAGATTTTTCTAACTTCTTGGCTTCATGGAACTTACGTATCATCGCAGGTAAGACATGAGATTTTTCTAAATCATAATTATCACACTGACCTATCCAATTAAACTTATTATTTCTACCAGCATATATTATATGATTTTTCTCAGTAGTTACACAATACACTTTTTCATTATCTATATTTTCAGACCACATATTTTTATATCCAACAAAAAGTTCATTCCTAACATCACCTCTATAAAATATCCTCCAACAACCATCATTATTAACATTACCAATTCTTATTCCTAATGTGAAACATAAATGTATAAAATCGTTTTTTAATTCATCAGATTTTGTAGTGTACCTCCTATACCCCCTTGTACCATCACCTTTAATCAAGTTTTCAAAAACAACTTTCCTATATTCCAATGGTAATTCAAATATAAATTTGGGTATTTTTTTGTTTTTGGAACCAACACCAATTTCATTTCTTATAAATGTTTTAAATGATCTCGATGTGAAATAGAACGCAAAACTATCTTTTCCATAATAAATACCCATTCTTTTTAATAAATTATCAATTTCTTCATAATAATCTGGATTTTTTAGTAGGCTTTGTGTTATTCTAATCTGACCACAATCTAATTTTGAATATTTTGTCTTCATTTTATCTACTATAGAACCTTCTGATACATACCACCCAATAAATTTACATAAATCCATCAAATCATAATCTGTGGGATAATATTTAAATCTACTATGTTTACCATCTTTCATAAATCCATCATCCCTGATAATATTATATTCATCTTTAAAGTTTTTAAAATCTATATTTTTTTCTTTCCCTTCATAAATTGGTTTATGATGAGCTAAGAGTATACCACCTCTTTTTGACATTAACCTTTTTTTAAATATAGATGCATCCCTTTTGATGTAAGGATATTCTGTTCTAGTTTTAAAATATATCTTATGATCTGGTGTTACTTTAAAGTCACATGTTTTTGTTTTAAAATTCATAAATTCGTTTGTTGTTGTTATTTGATTTGATATAATTTTTTCAATTTCTACGTTATGATTTTTTGGATTTAATGTGTAAATATCATCTCCTATTTTACAATCTTTAATATTCTTAATACCATCTGGTGTCAATACATCTGTATCGGATGAAAAACAAGTTGACCCATACAAATTCGTTGGCATGAGTGATATAAACTTTGTTCCATATTGTTCATTGTATTTATTACACATTACGATCCCTGCTATTTTTGCAATTGCATAAGAAATATTCGTTTCCTCTAAATATCCACCTAACAATTCAGATTCTTTCATCGGTTGATTTGCAAATTTTGGATAGACGCAACTCGATGCAAGAAATACTAATTTCTTAACTCCATATTTATATGCATAATGTATAATATTTAATTCTATCATTAAATTATTATAAATAAATTCAGCTGGATATGTAGAATTGGCAATTATACCACCAACTTTTGCGGCAGATAAAAATATATAATCTGGACGATGTTTCTTAAAAAACTTCTTTGTTTGTTTTTGATTCATCAAATCCAATTTTTTATGACTTTTAGTGATTATATTCTTATAGCCTTGTTGTTTTAGTGTCTTTAGAATTTCACTACCCACCAAACCACGATGACCTGCAACAAAAATTTTACCATTTTTTTTCATAAGTTTTTTCTTTTTTATAACTAAAAAATAGGAAAATGTTGAAAATAAAAAAAGGAGGGTCTTTATTTTAAATATAAATTATAAAATTTATCAAAATATTTCTCAAAAACATCTGGTGGAACCCAGTGAGACATACCATCTTCTACATACATTTTATTGCCTAACTTAAAGAAATTTCTACTTTGTAAAAATTCTAAAGATAAATGAAAATCTACACCTCTTCTAATCTTTAAATCTCTATTTCCTATTAAAACCATTTGTTTATTAAAGGTTGGAGCATCATAAAATTGTTTTGGCATTTTCTGAATATTTGGAGCCTCACTTGTTTTTGCAAGAGCCGGAACTAACATAAGAGCTGGAATTCTATAATAATTAGATAAATAAAAAGCCATATAACCACCAGCGGAATTGCCAACTATTGCATCTATCTTATTATTTTGAATTTCTTTATTAACGGTGTTAAATAAACTAGGATCTGAATACCACATAGCAACTGGTGTTATTATATTATCACCATATTTAGCCATTATTTCAACTTTATCACTAACTTCAAAAGGTATCACTTTCCCTTCTTCGTCGATTTCTCTTCTCGATCCTTGTATACTTAAAATATTCATATTTTTATATATTAAATTAAAAAGGGGGATTTTTTTGTCCCCCTTTCTTCATGATACCGTACCATCGGGATTTATTGTACGAGGCAGCGACTGACACTTATGTCGACCCTATCGACTCCCCATACATCCTAAACCTATATAGTAAAATTTACAACAAAAAATATTTAATATATAAGAAAAAAGATAAAAAAATATGGGTGAATTATTCTTTGATAAAGCTGGCGGTTCTTTTAGTAAAATGTTTCCTATTACTACATTAAACAATCTTTATGTTTATTATTTATGTGATAATTGTGGTGCTCTTTATCGTGTTTTCAATCAAACAGAAGCTCGATGTGCTTATTGTGGTCAAAACGATCTGAAAATGATATCAGAAGATGCTTATTACAATGAACTTAAAACCCGTTTAGAACCAGATGAATGGGAAGACGCCTTGAAAGAAAGAGAAAAAGAATCCCATACAGATGTAGATCTTTATCGATTGGGTATAAATAAAACAATACAAGACATTAAAAGAAATACAAACTAATGAAATATTTAAGAAAATTTGAAAATATAAAGATTGATCCTTTTGAAGATGAGTTTGAATGGGAAGAATACGATCTGGAAGGAAATAATATTGGAGAAAAAGATTTAGAGGATATACTGAATCTTATTGATGAAATTGTTGAAAAACATGGATATTCTAAATATGAACCTAAAGATTTTAATATAGGTGATTTTTTAGGTCAAGATGGGATAACATCAAGAACAATAACTATTTTTGAAAGTGAAGATAAAAACGCTAAAAGAGTTTTTGCTATAGAAATATTCTTTGATAAAAATAAAAGTACTGGATATTCCATAAGTTATTATGATAAAAATATGCACATAATAAAAGGTAGATTGGATATTATAAAAATGTTATTGAAAGAACAATTATGAAGTACTTAAAATATTTTGAAAATATGGAGATTGATCCCTTCGGTGAAGAAGATTGGGATGAAAAGGAATTGTATGGTATGGATTTTTATTTATCTGAAGATCAATATCCTGTATATTCTTCTGGCGAACCATTTAAAGCGCCATGGACTGGTAAAAATTGGGTTTTAATAAAAAAGAATAATGTTTATTATATAATAGGTGAAATGAGATTTACAAATTCAGATTTCTTTATGTTTTACAGTGATTTTAGATCCATAGAAAATAATAATCTAAAAGAATATGATGATGAAATAAAAAGAATATTGAATGATGTAGAAAAGAATCTGGTGGTTGATGAATTAACAAAAAACTTTAAAATGTATAGAAGATTTGGTAATACCGAGCATTATATAGATATGATCAATAAATTTGTAAATGAAAATATGGATGTTGATCCCTTTGGTGAAGAAGATTGGAATGAAAATGACATTTATGGAATTAAATGGAAAGATTATTATCTTTTCAAGAAAGATAAAAACCCCAGTGGTAAATATGCTACAGTTAATGGGAAAACTATAGCTTTTTATTTTATTCCAGCGATATTTCGACCATTAAAATCTATGGGATTTCCAGGAAATCGGTTGAAAAGAGGAATTAATGTACAAGTCCTTGAAGATGGAGAATTTCGATATGTTGATAGAACCTTTCGCACAGGAGAATCAGCTCAGAATTATATAGAAAAGTGGTGGGAAAGCCAAAATAAAGAAGATTATTTTGATTATTTGAACGAAAATATGGATGTTGATCCATTTCAAGAAGAAGATTGGGATGAAAAGGAAAATAAAAAAATGCCTTTTCGTTCAATGTATACAATAGGTGAGACTTGTCCATGTGGTCAGGAAGCTTATCATAAAATATCAGAAATCATTTTTGATGACGACCCATTACCACATAGACATCCATATACTATGTATGTATGTGACGATTGTTTTCAAAAAATAATGAGACCTCGAGGAATATGGAACATATAAAAGAATTTTCAATCACGGTTAATATCGTTTTAGGAGTTGATGTAGATGGTGTGCAGAATGACTTTGTTAATGGGTATTTTGATGTTTATGCTAAAAATTTCCCAGATAAGAAATTTGATAGAAATGTAGATGATTGGTTTTTCTACGAAAAAGTTGATTTGGATGGTAAAGATCCTTTAGAATATTTTCTTAAAACAAGAGCTGAAGGATTTGAATATTCCAATCCTTATGATGGTGCACCCGAAGCTATGAAAAGAATATATAAATGGTGTAAAGATAACAATATTGTATTAAAAATAATAACAAATCAACCAACACAACAAGCCAAAGAGAATGTTATTGAATGGTTAAAAAGATACAATATACCATATGATGATTTAATATTTGCAAAGGAAAGATATAAATTTGATAATTGTGATATATTAATAGATGATTCACATTTGGTTATTAATGAAAAACCAAATAATAAAGTATCAATAAAAGTAAATAGGGGATGGAATAAAGGAAGTTAAATCAGATATTGATGTAAATGAACTAAAAGATTTGACAGAAGATGACTTATTTTACGCTTTGAATTTATATAAGAAAAGGAATAAAATCATGGAACACATAAAAAAAATGAAATATCTAAAATACTTTGAAAATATAGATATTGACCCATTTGGTGAAGAGGATTGGAATGAAAAAGAATTTCATTTCCCTTTCAGAAATCCATCCATAAATGGAGATATATTATTAGTGGATTATGGGAGTCCTGAATACACCTTATCATCACCATTTCTTATAGAAGAATATGATGAAAAAAATTATCGAGTTATGTTATATAATAGATTTGTGTGGAATCTATTTGGTTCTCCTGGTTTTTATCCTATTGATGAATCAACATATAAAGTTATTAGAGAAGATCATCTGCAGATAAATATATTCGAAAATGGTAGATGGGAAAAGATATCATATTCTAGACTTCCTGAAGATATTAAAAAAAAAATTGTGTTAAAATGAAATATCTAAAAACATACGAAGCAATAGATTGGAACGAAGAATGGGAAGATGAACCAGAATATTCAGAATCAACACATTTGGATACATATTCCGATGCAGAATTGGCAGATCACGGGTGGACAAGAGACGATGTAAATTATTTTAGAGATGAAATATTAGAATTAAATAAATGTTGGAAAAATACACATAGAGATATGAGAGTAGAATTTTTAAATAAATGGTCTGGTATATCAAGAAAAGAAGCTTATGAAATAGATCCAGATGATGGAGATATAGGTGGATATCCATTAGAATTATTAGATGAAAATTTAATAGATCACATAAGAAAATATTGTAAAAGTGTGGAAAAGAATAAATTTAACGCGGAAAAAGAAGCTAAAGAAATATACAATCGTTTTTGGGATGAATCGGATTGTAATTATGATGAAGAGCCTGAAGATCTGATAGATAAGAGTGAATATATATTAGATCATATGAGAGATATATATGCTGATAATTATACGGATGATCAGTGGGATGAAATTGAAGATATATTAAAAATTGATTATCTGATAAATTTAGATTAAAAAAAACTAAAATTCTATGAAGTACTTAAAACGATACGAAGCAATAGATTTTGATCAGGATTTTGACTTAGATCCAAACCTGAACGCAAATGGTCCTTTTCGATTAATAAAAGATTGGTAGATATGAAGTACTTAAAATATTTTGAAAATAAAATAAATCTAAACGATTACATAACAAACGATGATATCGAAATTACAGACATCGAATTGGTAAATAAAATATCATTATTTATTTTGAATATTTTCAAAAGAAAAAAATGGAAAGGGATTGTGATAATTCCCCAACAGACAAAAATATTATCATTCATTAAAAAAGGAGATGAGATTAAAATATATTTCAAAAAAAACATTTATAGATCTTATTTTTCTTATTACAAAAAACCCAATGAAAAATACACTTATATACTAGCCTTCAATAAACTAGATATTAGTACAATTCACCATGAAGTAAAACATCTTATAAATTTCGATAATGATATAAATGCAGACTCACACATAGATACATTTACCATAACCGATACTACAAAATACAAAAATGATAGAGATATTAAAGAATTTATATTTTTAATGACTATTTGCTTATCGAGTGAAATGTCTTCGATTATAAATGAAATAACTTACGAATTAAAATATAAAATAAAACCAAAGAAAATTGGAGATTTATCAAAAAATGAATTTTATAAATGGTATGATTACATAATTTATGATGATATGTATGGAGATAATATCATTACAAAATTAAAAAAATCCAAATCCTTCAGAAGAATATTTTTTTCAAAATTATTATATTCATTAGATAATATCGATGATATTAAAACAAAAAATAATATTTTTAGAAAAGTTCTAGGGATGTCACCCACCATAGACTATGATAAAAAAATATCACAAAAAGATGCTGATGAATTATCAAAAAAATGGATTGATTATCTAAAAAGAAGAGCCATATTGGCTACAAATATCATTAAAAAATTTTTTTATGAAAAAAAATTTTAATTTATTTATTTTCCATCTTCTTTTTTGGTGGCACAATTACCATAATTATAAGTGCGATAATTGCCATAAAATCAATCCACCAAAGACTATAAATATCAACATATGAACTAGTTAGCCCAACTAATATACCAATTAAAACGGCTGCTCCTACAGGAATAAGTGAATACCATTTCCATCCCTTAATCCAAGCAAAAATTGTTAAAATAATTTCAATAATAATCATAAATAATGTTTTTTTAGTTTAATCAAATATAATTTGTATAATATAAAAAACAAAAAAAAATTAATAACTCTTAATCTTTTTAATATAATCATTCAGTTCTGAATTATAATATTCATATAGAAATTTTATATCACTCTCTTTCAAGTCCAAACGAACTCTCAACATTTCAACATCACTTTCAGGTAAATATTTTTTCTTTTCTTTTTTGCTTTTATTTCCCCAATACCAAAAAGGAATTCTATTTGAGTTTTCAAAAACAAAATACCAACGATCCATAGCATCTGATTTATTCACACTTTTAAAATTAAAAAATTGTGCAATTTGTGGATATTTACGAGCAAATTTACGATTTATAATGAAGAAATTCTTTTCTTTATCTTCATCCGATATTTCCCAATATTTATCTCGATTTATAAATATACGATCAACTATTTGTTTAAAATCCATTTTTTGTTATTGTTATATTATTTACGATTATAGATGACTCGGGTGTTTCACGAATATAAATTGAAACTTCATTAGTCGCTTTTGAAGTCGCTATGGAAAATTGATCTATAGTTTCATTATTTTTATACTCTAAAAGTATTCTCGTTAATCCACTAATCTTCTCATCTTTACCACCCCAATATCCATCCAATAAAAAATCTCTGCATTCATCTTTTAAAGAGTCTATATCAAACTTAAATTCATCTATTTCATCAAAGAAATTTTTTGTTTTCATCTTAATTATTCTATAACTTTTTTTTATTTTTGTTTTTTTCTTTCATTTATTTTTATGATATTTAAAACAAAAACTTAAAATTATGAATGGTCTAAGAAGTATGTTCCCTAATATTCCGATTCTAAATAAGATAATGTTAGCTAATTTAATATGTTTTGCTGGTATTAATATTTTATTTGCGATTTTTGGTCATTTTGATGGTGGAGCAGAATTATTGAGTGATATATTCTTTCTAAAAGAAAATGTGTTGATGGTTCTTATCACCCCGTGGACACTAATTACATATAGTTTTATGCATCTTGATTTTTGGCATTTCTTAGGAAATATGATTTTTCTATATTTCACATCAATAATGTTTGTTCAAATATTTGGTGAGAAAAAACTTCTACCTTTTTATCTTACAGCCGCTGTTTTTGGTGGTATTTTAGCAATTGGTATTATGAATCTTATACCAAGTTTACCTTATGCACTTGGAGCATCTATTGTTATTTTTGCACTGCTTGTTGCTATAGGAATAATGGCACCAAATATGAAAGTTAATCTTTACTTCTTTATTCCAATAAAATTAAAATGGCTTGTTATATTTCTTATTGTAATGCAATTACTTGTTTTAGGTGATTCTCAGTTTGGTCATCTTTCAGGTGTATTATTTGGTCTAATATTCGCTCTATATTGGAAACGTGGAGTAAATCTTACAGCTCTTGCTGAAAAAGTAATTTATAAAGGAAGAACTTATGATACTGATACAACCAGCAGCTTTGATTCAGAAATTAAATCAAAATATTCATTTGATGCACCAAATTGTCCTAGTTGCACAACAACTAAGACAACAAAAATAAAAAATAAAAAAGTAGAAAGACCTTTGAATGTTGATGAAATTTTAGATAAAATAAATGAAAAAGGAATAAAATCATTAACAAAGCGTGAAATGGAATTTCTAGTTACCAGTAAAAAAAAGTAATTGAATAAAAAAAGGGAGTTAAAAACTCCCTTTTTCTTTTTATGACAAGGATTTTAAGCCTCATCATCATTAAAATTATCAAAGAAGTTATCCATATCGTCTTCATCATCTATGGAAATGCTAGTCGGAGTACTCTCTGCTTTTCTTATTAAATCTTCAGCGAAATCAACATCTTCGCCTGATAAAATAGCAATAACCTTTTCGACCTTATTAACCATTTCATCGTCCCATTCTTTTGCCATATGATCTTCCAAATTAACATTTTCATCTCTTCCTAAAAGAGTTTCTTTAATCTTTGTTTGCCATCTTGGATCAGATATTTTACCATCTTCATCAACTTTGACATCAACAAATTTACTAGTCTTTTCGTTGAAAATCTTAATAGGTGATACACCTAAAAATTGACTGAATTCATAAGTTGGAACTGGTTTATTATTTTTCTTTGTTTTTTCTTTTATGATAAGACGAAAATCTTTACCATTTACAAAATCAAAAACATTTACTTGATCTCCACTTACTTCACCCTTTCTTTCAGCTTCAATTTTTTCCTTAATTTGATAACCATAAGGAAATACCATAACCTTACCAACAAGATCAGGATTTTGATTGTCTTCCAAAATCATAACATAGCTATAATATTTGGTTGTACGACCAATCAATTCAGCCTTTTCTACATCAGCTTGATTATTGGATTTTGCTAATTTCCAATAAAATGTACAAAGATCACATTTTGGTGAATAATTCTTTGCACACTCATAATAACCCCTCAAATCAGGGTGATTTGGTAAATCAACATAATGAATGTATTTTTCGATCGCTGCTGGACCGATTTTACCCTCACGGGTTAGATTACGAAGAAAACGAATAGTTGCTTTGTACCCTTCTTTTGCATCTTTTGCTTGATCCAATGAAGGACGATAGATACCGTCTTGATTTCTTCTTTCTTTGTCTAGGAAGGAAAGTTCCTGTTGTTGAGCTTCCTCAGTTCCGTCAAATAGGAAACTGTCGTCTAAATAATCTTTTGCCATAAAGCTTTTTAATTGTTTTTTGATGAAAGTTAAGCTTTCATAATTAGAATAAAATCTAAAGCTATTAATTTGTTATATTAAACAAAATTCAAAAAGTTTTCATTTAATACAACAATTTATATATTAATTTTCCAGTGCCCTAATCTTTGAATTACGTAAAAAATCTAACACTGTTTTATCACCCAAAGATGACATTATCTTTGCTTCGTATTCATTGTCTTCCAATATTTTATCTCTGAGTGTTTTATTTAAAACTTGAGAAAAAATCTGATTATTCATCACAAAAAAATCATTATTATTTAAAGATTGAATTACATTATTTCTTATTTTTATACAAAAATCATTATAACTATCAAATCCTTCAAATCCAAGTTGTTCTAACACATCGTCCAAGTTCTTCTTGTATATGAAAATTGTATCATAATCATCAACAAATTGATTATCAATATCTCTTAATATATCATTCATCTCTTTTTGTAACATTATATTCTTTTTCTTTTTCTAGAACCATACTTGCGGCTATCGCCCCATAAACTAAAAAATATTTATTTTCCATTAGATCAATATCAGGATTTTCATCTATAACATTCATGCACTTATCAATATACTCCCTACAGAATGTATTGTAATCGTAACGAAAGTCAATATCATATTTACCAAATAATTCATTTATCTTATGAATAGTATCTTTGAAAAAATCATAGTTATCAACGAAACTATCATTCAATATTTCTTTTATTTGAGATTTCTTTTTTTCTATTGCACTCATGATGAAAATATATATTTTTCTTAATTTATATATTAACTATTGATTTTTGTTTAATACGATTTTTATATATAAAGAAAATATAAAAAAGTTTAAAAATGCCAAATCCAGTTGTAGATATTGATCCAGTAAGTACATCGAGAGTTGATGTTGATTTAAATAAAGATAGAAAAGAAAATTATCGTTCAAGTGCAAATGCTGTAGAATTAATGCCGCAAATACAAGAGCAAAATGGTAAAATAAAATTAACAACGAAAGTAAATTCAAATCTAGTGATTGGTGATATTGTTTATTTGAGTGCTTTATCTGGAAGTTCGAGTGGGTATACAGATTTTTCGTATATTTTAGATAATGTTATCGAAGTAAGTGGATGTACTGATTGGTGGTACCACCCATATGCAAAAGGTTATAAAGTAATTGATTTACAAAATAAAAAAAATGAGATTGTTATAAATAGAGATTTTGATGAAAAATTAAGAGATAAATCCATTTACAATCATTATTTAACAAAAATAACAGTTGAAGAACAATATTTTAAAAAAGGTATGATAGATTGTGTAGTGTTCAAAAATGTAACACTAAATGAACAAATATCCGCCACAACAATAACAAATGATATAGATATTCATCAAGCGATTATATTAAGTGGTGTTACAAAATGTATCGAATTCAAAGATAAATATGATCAATTTTACAAAACTATTAACACAAAAGAAAAGGATGTTACTTCAAATATATTTACAACCGCGACAACAAGAACAAGAGTTGCTCGAACATCTACAAGTACAAATATTATATCAAATGCCCTACCAGATACAGATATTTATTCTTATTATTATACAAACAATAATGATAAGTATAGTTATACTATCGTCAAAAATCAATTTATATCTGGATCAACAATTGATAATGGATATTTTTCTGACTGTATCATAGTATATTGTGAAATAAATTATGGATCTTTTGTGGATTGTGATTTGTCGTATAGTACAATCAATAATGGTTATTTCAGTGGTTCTACCATAAATTCAACTTGCACATGGTTATATGGAATATGGGATGATGGTAATTTTCTTTTACCTTCATTTAATGATGGAATATGGAATAGTGGAAATTTCATAAATAAAACATGGATATATGGTATATTTAATAATGGAACATTTTCAGGTTCAACCTGGCTAGATGGTCTTTTTAATGGAGGATATATGGTAAATTCGAATTGGACAGGTGGAACATTTAATAATGGAGAAATTGTGGATATTGTGTGGTCGGGTGGAACATTTAATAATGGAACATTTTTAAGTTCGATATGGTACGATGGGATATTTAATAATGGTATTTTTTCATCTTCTGTTTGGTATAATGGATATTTTAAGAATGGTACAATAAAAGAAAATTCAACTTGGTGGAATGGGTACTTATTTGGAGGAAATTTTTTAAATTCAATATGGCATGATGGGACTTGGATAAACGGTACAATGAGAAATAGTATATGGTACGATGGGACATTTAATAATGGTTACATGATAGATTCAGAATGGTTGGACGGAACATTTAATAATGGAACATTTGATGCTCGTCAAACAGGGTTAACTTACACGACCACACTGGGTGTAAATTGGTCAAATGGAACATTTAATGGAGGAAATTTTAATAATGCTGTTTGGCAAAATGGTACATTTAATAATGGGGTGGTTAATAATTCCATTTTCTTAGGAGTAAATTGGATAAATGGAGTATTTAATGGATTGTATATGGGACCAATAGCTATAGGTGGATATGGATCAGATTATATTATTAATTGGTCAGGAGGAACATGGAATTGGGGGACATTTGGTTTACCTAGAGAATATTGGGATCTGAGTTTTCCAAATCCACCAGGTGCCCACATGATAATGAACTGGTTAGATGGTCAATTCTATGATGGGAATTTCTGGAATTCAGGTGTAACGACAGGTCCAAGTAGAACATTTTGGGGAGGATGGTCTGGTGGAACTTTCTATAATGGTAATTTTTACGGTGATTTCTTCGGTGGAGACTGGGTACAGGGTAATTTTTCATCAGATTATGCTTATTGGTGGAAAAGTGGTAGTGCACCACAAGATAGATATAAAAATATAAAATATTTACCATATACTCCACCAGCATTTTAAAACTTTGAACCAATTTTTATTTATATATAAATAAAACATAAATATAGACATGTCAGCATTATTTTTTAGTCGTCTTAAAAATTTTATAGTTCCATCACTTGTTATAGCTCTTATTGCTCTTGTGTTCTTTAATTTAAGAACTTGTGATCAGTTGAAAATTGAACGCCAAGCAAGAGAAAGAGATCAAAAGATTTTCAATCAAAATTTTGATGCATTATTTGATACAATTACAAAAACATATAACAAACAATTAGAAGCAAACGAATTCACAAAAAGTATTTTCCTTACAAAAATGGATGAATTAGCAAAATACGATTCTAATTTGTATGGGCTAGTAAGTAAAATGAAAGGCGATATAATAAGTGCGATCGATTCAAAAGTTTCTGTAAATATACCAAGCACAGAAGTTGGTAATGAAGTGGAGACATATGGGGATGACAATTATGGACTTAGATGGGAACACAAATATAGTGATCCTGGATTTAGTCAATATTTATCTGGGGCGTCAAAATTCAAATTAGTTAATAATCATATTACACCAGGAAAAACAATTATAGATTCAAATACCGTAAATATAAATATATCTTATGGTTTTAAAGAAGAAAATGATAAGTATAAAGTGTGGGCAATATCAAAATCACCTATAGTCAAACTCAATGAATTATCAGGTGCTCAATTTATTGATAAACCACCACCATTTGAATCAATTGAAACTTATAAAAAACCATGGGTAATAGGACCTTATATCGGATATGGTGTCAATTTTGATAGTAAATTTAGTGATTCTAGATTTGGATGGAGTGTTGGTGTTTCTTTTCAATATAATTTATTCAATTTTGGAAAAATAAAGCCAAAAAAAGAAGAATCAAAAACTATAGAAATTGATCCTAGTTCTATAATAGGCCAAATTCCATATGACACTATTTTTGAACATATTGTACAAAAGGATCAAACTTTATACACTATATCCGCAAAATACAATACATCAGTAGATAAAATAATTGCTTTTAATGATTTAGAAAATACCGGTATATATGTAAATCAGAAACTACTGATTCCAGTAAAAAAATGATAAAAAAAATTTTATATATAGAACTGTAAAAAAACAATATAATTTTTTTATATATACTAAAAAATAAAAATAGTAATCATGAGTAAAAAAAACATATTCAGATTTGGTGAATTTCAAAACAAGAAAAATGGTACAAAAATGGTTAAAGAAACCGTTATACCATTCGATGACCACTATAGAGTAAGACTTAATATTGAAGTACCTTTCTCTTTAGTAAATTCCTACGTAAAGAAAATAAAAGAGGATACAGGTGAAGATATAAAAAGATTGTATTCAGAATCGGAGATTGCTGAAGAGATTGCAAAATATGTCTCGACATCATATCTAAATATTGAAAACATACCTGCAGATATATTAGCACCTGAAAAACCAGAACTTGTAACCGCTCAAGGTCAAGGGCAAGCACAACAAGGACAAGGCCAGATACAAGATCTAGATTTAGATCTACAGGATCAAGGTCAAGGTGGACAAGAATTGGATTTTGATCTTGATCTTCAAACACAAGGACAAGGACAAGGACAAGGACAAATCCAACCACAAGGTCAAGGTCAAAGACAAATGCAAGGACAGGGTCAAAGACAAATGCAACCACAAGGACAGGGTAGACAAGTTCAAAGAACAGCTCAGGCTATTCCCCCAAAAGAGGAAATATAAACTTTTATTTTTCTAATAAAAAAAAAAGAAAGTCAAAAAACGGCTTTCTTTTTTTTATATATAACCTAAAATAGACTTATTTTTTTTATGTTAAAAAGATTTGTAGATATAAAAGAAAACAAAGAAATTATAGATGCTTATAATAAGGTAAAAGAAACAAATCAAGAAGCTTTCACCATTTACGATGATGATGGAAATATCATAGATAAAAAAGTAGAGTATAAGGAAGAAAAAATGATTGCAAAAATAGAAGGAATAAACGAATTGAATGGTATAAGAATAGGTGATATCGTTGTTTTTGAAAACAACGGACAAAATCTAACTGGTGAAATTTATAACATAAGAGAAGATAATTCAAAATATTTGGTTAGAGGAAATTTCACAGGTAAAATAAAACAAGATATGTATATAAAATTTGATCAAATTACAGAACATTACCCTAAAAATGCTAAATTCAATAAACAAACAGAAATTGAAAGATCAAATTTAGAAACGTATCCAAGAGGGTGGAAAGAAGTTGATGGAATTATGATGGATAAAGATATTAATAAAAAAATAAAAGAATCCAAAAATTCAGTAGTTGTAACATTTCCACCTGAAATGAAACAAAAAGAAATTGATAAATTATTACCAAATTTTGAATTCGCAAAATATTTTATAGTAGAAAAAAATAATGAATTACATATCGTAAGAATAAAAGAAGGTGTTGATATAAAACCTTTTGTAGAAAGTCTTTTAGAACATCTAATTAAGAAGAAAATGATTAAAGAAGATATATCAAATATGAAATTAGTTGGAAATAAATCTTTTTCAATTATAAAGAACCCACCAAAGAAATTAAATGAATTAATGAAAAATCTTTTAAAAGATTTATTAAAATAAAATCTTAAATTCATGAAATATCTAAAACTATTTGAAGATCAGACAAAAGAACCAGATCCTTTTTCACAAGAAGAAGAATGGGAAGAAGTCGATGAAGAAAAGGCAAAAATAATTGCTGAAATTATGGAAATCGAAATGAACGATCCATTATCTGGTAAATATGGACTAGATGAAAAAGGACAAAAAATTGTTGATATAATGAAAAAGAAATTACCAGAAAAATTAGATAATATAGATATTGAAGATTTGAAAGTTATGAAGCATCTATCAGAAATGCAAATTGAAATGAGAAAATATATGGCAGAACATGATAATATTATTCGAGTAACTCAGAAATTATTACAAGATATAATGGTAGAAATATTTTCTGATGAAGATTTATTGAATGATTTTAATTAATTAAAAATATTTTTAAGTTAAAAAAGAAGTCTTTATATAGACTTCTTTTTTTGTGCTTAAATTTTAATATATAGATAGGATAAAGAAATAAAATTAATTATGATCTTGACAAAGAATGTTGATGTGAAAATAATAAATCATAATATAAACCATTACAAGAATCTTGGTTATAAAGTGAATTATTTCGATACAATTAATGTACCTGTGGACCACTTAACAAAAGGATCTCATATAGAAATATATGTAAAATGTGATAAATGTGATTATAAAAGAAAAATAAGATATGATCATTATAATCAAAGAAAAATAAACGGCTATCTATGCCCAAAATGCACTAAAATTTATACAAGTAAAATATTATTTAAGAAATACGGAGTATATAATATATCACAATCAAATAAAATTAAAGAAAAAAAGAAAAAAACTAATATAAAAAATTGGGGAGTTGAAAACGTATTTCAATCAGAAATAATAAAAAATAAATCAAAAAAAACCATATTTGAAAAATATGGTGTGAATCATATAAGAAAATCCCAATATTTTATTAATATTTCGAAAAAAACCAGAATAAATAATGGTAATCAGATAAGTGATGATGAACTATCAGAATTTCAACTTTATAAGAGAAAAGTAAATACCATAACTAGAAAATTAAAAAAAGAATTATTTGAAAAATGGGATGGTTATGATTTTTATGATGGAGAGTATATAAAAAATAACAAAAATTACAAAGATAAATGTTATCCGAGTATTGACCATAAAATATCAATATATAATGGATTTAAAAATAAAATTGACCCATATAAAATAGGAAACATGAATAATCTATGTATTACTAAAAAATATTTAAATAGTTCAAAATCTTTTAAGAATTATACATTAGATAATGATGGTATAGGTTAAAAAAAAAAAAATAAATAGACAATAAAATAATGAATAAATTATTTGAAGGAGCTCCTACAATAGACGATTCCGAGCAACATTGGATAAGAAAAGGTAAAATTGGTAAACAATGCATGATATTTTTTCACGATGACTTAGATGGTATAATGTCAGCTATTGTAACTCGTGATTATCTTAGAAATCATGGATTCAGAATTGTTGGTTATGGAATTGTAAATTATCAGGAAGGTTGGAAAAATATTGAATTAGATAATCGTTATATAAATATCGCTCTTGATTTTGCAGAAGATTTGGATGAATTAGATGTATACATTGATCATCATGGTGATTTTGTAGAGAAGGGTGGTGATATATCAAAAATGAGTGTAAAATCAGTAAAAACTGAAACATCAAGTGCCTACGAAGGAATTTGTCATCAATTAGGGATGCCAGTAGATTCATTAATATTGAATGTCATTGATATGGTGGATGGGGCTCGTTATCAATTTTATGATGTAGATATAGAAACCATATTAAATTTTAATTTGCAAGATATAATGGATTCGGATAATCCAAAACTTATTTTCGCCGGAGCTTTCAACCAACTAATAAAAAGAGGAGACTATAGAACACTTATAGAAGTTGCCCATAACGCAACGCTTTCAATTATAAATATATTTTTAATGTTCAAAAGATTATATCCAGAAAACAATCCAGATAGAAGAACAGGTATAGGAAAAGAATTTATTGCCGATGGACAGACTAGAATACAAACCATGATAAATAGAACAAGAGGAAAAGAAGAAAAACAAATATTTACCAATCAAAAAGAATTTTATGATGAATTTTGGAACGGTACTATACTAAAAATGGATGGTTATCAGATTATAGGTAATTTAGCATTTATTCCTCATGGAACATGGGCAAATGCTTTAAGAGCAAGAGCAATAATTAGTGAAGATTTAAGAGAAAAAGAACAATTAAGAAACCATACCGTAAACTTCATACTTTTACAATATGGTGCAACTCTTCAAATTGCTGATACAGATAGAGGAATATCAAATATACCAGAAAATGAGTTGCCAAGACTAAAAAATGGAGAACCTATCAAACATCTAGGAGATTATACTCATTATCTATTAGATGGATTCAAAGAATTGGGGTATGATAAAGAAATGTCAAAAGCGGGTGGTCATCCAGGTATTGGAAATCTATCAAACATATTAGGGGTATACACAGGAAAAGGAAATTTACACGGTATCAAATGGGTTGATTTATTCAAAAATAAAATAATAAATGATTTATCTGGTGTTCGTTGGATATTGACAATGCCATGGGATGTTTATAAAGAACCCGAACCAAAAGAAAGAATAATAAATGAAAAAGTTCTTATGATAAATGAAATAAGAACACTTTGATATTTGAAATAATTTTTTTATTTTTGTATGATGAGATACACTACATATTTTTCAGATATTCTTTGTTTACCAAGTGGCAGAGTTTTAACTGTTAGTACAAGAGCTACTGAAGAATTAAGAAAAAACGATTTGATAAAATGGAAAAGAAATATAGAAATGAGTGATGAAAAAATAAACATTCATGGATATGTTTGCAAAGACAAAGATATAGAAAAAATAGAAGAAATTGATAAAAGAATAGTACCTTTTAATGAGAGAAGATAAGGATTATATCGTAGGTGTTCCAAGTGGAGAAATAATACACTGTAGAAATAGTGATATTTACGATCTTGTTCTTTCCGGTTTGGTGAAATATAGAGAATATTATGGAAATGAACAAGTATCTTCTTATTTCTTTCGTGATATATTATTGGATGATATTATAAAAATCATACATGATAATATTAAGTATGGTGATTATATAGAACATAAAATTTTTGGAAAAGGTAGAATAAGTGGATTTAGTGATAAAAAAGGTTTTTATGTATACTTCAGTAATAAAGGAATTAATCTTGAAGTAGATTTGGATTCTTTTTTATTACAAAAACATATTAAATTGTTATAATGTATTACGTAGAAGATGATGTTTTGGTAGGATTACCTAGCGGACAGGTTATAACTGTAAATCGTCACGAAGCACATGTTCTATTAAATTTAGGATTAATTGATTGGAATCCCGAATTAAATGAATTTACTTTTGATGATAGAGTATATAAAAAAATTATTGAATTTTTATATGAGATAAGAGAAGGAGATTTTGTCAAAATAAAATCAAGAAGCGGTCGTTATCAAAAAGCAAAAGTAATAGAAATAGTCGGTAGTTATGATGGTAGTGATATTATGGGTAGAAATTTTAATAGAGTATTTGATATTGGAACTACTGTATATGTAGTTAAATTTACAAATGGTCAGATTGGTATGTACGAAAAGGATCAAATAAAAAAAATAAGAGATGTCAACGATGAAATTATTTGAGGATTTTTTTTCGGATGAAAAATCAAAAGAAATTTACGGAATGCCGAGTGGTCAAATGATCGAGGTCAGTGAATCTGAATTCAATTTTCTTAAAAAGATAAAACTTATTAAATTTGTTGCTTTTTCCGAAAAAGATCTTATGATAGATGATATTATCCCAATATATGAATGGTTCTTTTATGATAAAGACTATGATAAAATAATCAATTTACTTATGAATTCACTTTAAGAGCGTTGGATCATTTTTGTATTGTTCAATTAATTCATTCATTTCTGATTTGTCAACGAGTTTCAAATCATCATCATCAAAATTAAATTTACCAACATTAATATCTTCATCAGTTTTTAATTCATCTCTTAGATCTCGATAAAAAATCTTCATTTTATTTAATAATTCATGAATCATTCTGTTTGATTCACGTATTTCTTTCTGATAAGCATTTACAGCATTATGCATGTCGGGATCGTTTGATCCAGCATCCAATTGACGCATACAATTAATTAAACCTCTTTTTGCACAAGATAATGAAAATTTTATATCACTTATTTCTTCAGCGTCATTCTTTATAAGTTTACTAATATTTTTATTTAACATTGTTTCATCATTTAGATAAAGACTTGATATACATTCTAAGGTTTCTTCTGCTTCATCATTAATTAATGAAATATCCTTTTCATAATCATAGACCTCAATTTCCATATTCAAACCAGGTAATGTATCATCGGTTGGAAATAAATTATCTGGTATACTCGTATCTATGCCCTTTATTTCTTCCTTTAATCTTTCTATATTATTCTTCAATCTTATAGAATGTTCTTGGTTCATAATAATTATTTCGTTTTAATTATATATTTAATTATAAAGGTTTAAAAAATAATATATATAATCATATGAAAAAATTATATTTGTATAACTGGAATGAAACTAAAAACTTAGAGCCTTCTTCGTCACCAAGGCGAAAGATAAATGTAAATGATTTAGAATGGGATTGGGAAGAAGATGAACCACTATCAGACCATGAAAAATTAAGAAATGAATTTGCATGGACAACAGCAGAAGGTAGTTTTATATATCTTAAAAACCTAAAAACTAACCATATAAGACATATAATAAATTATGTAAAAAGAAATAAGGATAGATACAAGGATAAATTTGATGTAATTATAAGTGCTATGGAAAGCGAATTAAAATACAGAAAAGGAAACAAAAAAATGGAAAATCATTCTATCAGGGAAAGTTTAGGGAATGATAAATCAAAATTAAAAGATTTTGTAAAAAGAGAATTATGGGATGAAGCTGATAAAGAGTTCGATAGAATATCAAATAAATATTGGAATGAATCGAAAACTATGGGTGAGTATGACAGAAAGATGGACGAATTAAAAACAATATATCCAGACAGATATAAACCAAAAATAAGTATTGATTCTAGTCCATCTTTATACAATAAACCTAAACAACCAATTAAACCACAAGAAGAAAAAATGATTGATATATTATTAAAACCAAGTGGAGAAATTATAGAAGTTTCTGAAGAAGAATTTGAAGAATTAAATGAATTTTTTGAATTTGAATATATCAAAGAATATGATTGTTATTGGATAGAGGATGATTTAAGAGATGGTATAATATCAATTTTATACTATTTCAAAAAATAATAAAATAAACGTGAATCAACTAACAGGAGGTTTTGAGATTAAAAGAAAAAGTCCATTCGATAAGATGATTGAACAACAAAGAATTCAAATGGATGAACTAAATTCGCATATACCAGAAAAACCTCAAGAAAATTATATTGATGAATCTATAGTAAACAGTTTTCAAGCAAACATAAATGTTGTAAAGAATGGCCAACATGTAAGTAAAGGTGGCTATTATAGGGATTTTGAAACAGACAAAGGTAGGTTATATACGAATCAGATACCCATAAGACCAACAAACGAACCAGTAGAACAAGTCGATCCATCTTCCTTTTTTGGTAGTTCTCTAAAAGGATTGATATAAAAAATAATAAAAAATCATGGAAAATTTTGAAAAATCACCAATCATAGATCCTGATAACTATGATCCACAGGATTATGAAATTGGGCAAAAAGTAAGATATAGAGAAGGAAACAAATTATTAAATGCGATTATAAAAGATTTAGATTATACAACAGGAGCAGTAGTTGTTGATTTCATAGAATATGAAAATGATGAAAATGAAGAGGAATAAATGTCAGAGATAAAGGAATATCATAATGAAAATAAGACAGAAGAGGTAAAGAAGTTAGAAATAGAACTTCGAGATACAATTCAAGAACTTGAAATAAAAAATCAAGAATTAGAATCATATAATGAAGAATTAAAAAATACAATAATAGAATTGGATAAAGCTCGAATAGAAGCTGAAAAATCAGATAAAATGAAATCTATATTTCTAGCCAATATGTCACATGAGATAAGAACTCCTATGAATAGCATATTAGGATTTTCTGAGATTTTACTAAATAATGGTTTCAATCGAAGACAAACAAAAAAATATTTGATTATTATTAATAAAAATGGTGAACAATTATTAAAATTAATAAATGATATTATCGACTTATCAAAAATTCAAGTTGGTGAACTAAAATTAGAAGAATCAACTTTTTCAGTTGATGAATTTTGTGATGAAATTTACGAAAATTTTTCTGTAAATTCACAATTAATAAAAAAAGATATAAAGTTATTATACAATATGCCAGAGGAACTTGATGATATTTATATAACAACAGACAGAGAAAGATTAAAACAAGTCATGAATAACTTAATTGGTAATTCTATAAAATTCACAGAAAAAGGTCGTATAGAATATGGGTGTGATATAATTGGAGAAGATAAATTAAAAATATATGTAAAAGATACTGGAATTGGATTAGATGAAAAAAATAAATATGAAATTTTTAATCAATTTGTGCAAATTAATTCAAAAGAATATTCAAAAAAAGAAGGAACAGGATTAGGATTATCGATATCAAAAGGAATAATCGAATTATTGGGTGGTAAAATTTTTATAGAATCTGAAATAAATAAAGGAACAACAATATCTTTTACGATACCAGTTAAAATATCTAAAGAAGTATTTATAAATGAAAAGACTAATGAAAATTACGATTATAACTTTTATGATAAAAACATATTAGTCGCAGAGGATATTGAAGATAATTTTAATTTAATAAAAGAAATGATATTACCTACGAATTGTATAATACAATGGGCAAAAGACGGAAAAGAAGCGATAGAATTATATAATAAATATGACTTTGATATCATATTACTCGATATGAGAATGCCTGTTATGTCAGGTTATGAAGTATTAGAAATAATAAGAAAAGAAAATAAAGAAATCCCTATAATATCACAAACAGCATATGCTTTTGCTGATGATAAAAAAAAATTGATCGATAAAGGTTGTAATGACTACATATCTAAACCTATAAATCGAAAAGAACTCTTGAATCTAATATCCAAATATCTGTAAATAAACTTATTCTTTTATTTGTATATAAGTTCATATACAAATTCAATTAAACTATTTTTATTTGATATAAATAAAAATTGGCATTATATTTGACAAATAAAAAAAAACAAAAAAAAAAACAAAAAAAAAATTATGGAACATTTAACAGAAGAAACATTTAAAGAAAAAATTCTTGATTACACAATAGTAAATGAAGAAAATAAAAATGACATTCAATATAAAAACGAATTACCAACAATATTGACATTTAGTGCTCCGGGGTGGTGTGTTCCTTGCCAAACCTTGCATCCAGTACTTGAAGAAATATCAAAAGAATATAAAAATAAAGTAAATGTATATGAAGTTGATGTTGATCAAGAACCAATGTTATCAATGGCTTTTGGTATTAGAAGTGTACCAACAATTATATTTATACCAATGAATGAACAGCCACAAATGGCAACGGGATTTTTACCAAAGGATACTATAAAGCAAACTATAAAAGATTTACTAAAAGTAGATTAATGAAAAAAAAGATGGTATAATTTAAATTGTACCCCTTTTATTCCTGTTTTCTATATTTTTTCTAACTCTATTGTCTGTATCCATAGTTAATCCCTTATTCCAGGGTATATTACCTTTTAAAGAATTTGATATATTTTTACATCTTTCTTTACTATATTTTTTTCCCAATCCAGCATTTCTTCTCTTTTCTTTTTCTGCCCTATTACCATATATTTCTTCATATACTTTTCCTTTTCTATTTTCTAAAATCTTTTCTAATACTTTTTTAGTATTTTCTTTATGTAGAATTTTAGATTCTTCATTGGTTAAAGTACCAGCACCTCCTTTTCCACCTTCAGCCATATTATAAAAATTTTTATCATTTATAGCATTATATTTATCAATCCAATATTGTTCCTTTTCAAACAAATATTTACTATCATCATTTTCTTCAAGAATTTCTTTAGTAAAATTTTGTCTTCCATATTTTTTAAGTGCTAATTTTATTATTTTACCAGAACCATAATAATTCTTATTATTAGTTGTATCTACACCAATATATTTTTTTCCATTTATATTATTTGTTGTTAAATATATTACACCCATATTATTATATAATAAAATAAATAAAACCATTTTTTCAAAAAAGATATAAAAATAAGGATTTATATTAAAATTTTTGTATATTTGTAAATATGTTAAGAGGAGGTTCATAGTTATGACATAACGGTTGATTCTATAATAGAGAAAAATAAAAAACTTTATATAATATTAAAAAAAAAAAAATAAAAGCATAAACTGTCATAAAAATTTTAAAACATATGACAAAATGTCAGCTATAATTAATTGGTATAAATTTTGAAAAGAAATAAGAAAAAAACAAAAGGAGAAAAAAATTATGAGTAAAATTATAGGGATTGGCTTTGGTCCCCTCAAATGGTAACATTTGTGTAAAATTGTCTAAACTGCTGGAACCCCCTTAAGATTTATATACTACAAAAGAATCTGAAAAGATAAATTTGAATGTTTGAAAAATATAAATATTGGGCAATCAGCATCCAAGGCTCTAAGTCAATTAATTGATATGAGCAAGGTTCAGAGACTATAATGACACATCCAAATGGATGAAGGTATAGTCCAGACTACAAAGAAGTTTATTAACTTCTGCTTATGAAAGTAAGTGTGGTAAGTGATTTAGGAACTACAAATTCGTGCGTTGCGGTTATGGAAGGCAGCTCACCTGTTGTTATTACAAATTCAGAAGGTAAGCGTACAACCCCATCTGTGATTGGATTTTCAGATGATGGTATAAAAACAGGAGATTCGGCAAAACGTCAAGCTGTTGTAAATAGTGAAAAAACCGTTTATTCCATAAAGAGATTTATGGGTGAAAAATATGATGATCTTATTAACGAAGTAAAAAACGTATCGTATAATGTTAAGAAATCATCTAATGGGATGCCAAGTGTTGATATAGATGGTAAAAAATATACACCACAAGAAATATCAGCAATGGTACTTCAAAAAATGAAAAAAACTGCTGAAGATTATTTAGGACAAAAAGTTGATAGAGCAGTTATAACTGTACCCGCATATTTTGATGATTCACAACGTCAATCAACGAAAGAAGCTGGTGAAATCGCTGGTTTGAAAGTTGAAAGAATTATTAACGAACCAACCGCGGCAGCTCTTGCTTATGGATTGGATAAAAAGGATGGGGATATGAAAGTTGTAGTATTTGACTTAGGTGGTGGAACTTTTGATATATCTATACTTGAATTAGGTGATGGTGTATTTGAAGTGAAATCAACAAATGGTGACACTCATCTCGGTGGAGATGATTTTGACAAAGTTATTGTTGATTGGTTGGCTGAAGAATTTATGAAAGACTATGCAAAAGTTGATTTAAGAAAAGATAAACAAGCACATCAAAGAATGAGAGAAGCTGCTGAAAAAGCAAAAGTCGAACTTTCATCTTCAAGTGAAACTGAAATAAATCTACCATATATTATACCTATTGATAATGTACCACAACATTTGGTTAAAAAGCTCACAAGATCCCAATTCGAAAAATTAAGCGATAAATTAATTGAAAAAGTAAAATCACCATGTGTAAAGGCTCTAAAAGACTCAGGATTGTCAAAAAATGATATTGACGAAGTTATTCTAGTTGGTGGATCAACAAGAATGCCGATTGTTCAAAAAATCGCAAAAGATATTTTTGGAAAAGAACCATCAAAAAATGTTAATCCAGATGAAGCAGTTGCAATTGGAGCTGCAATTCAAGGTGGTGTTTTAACAGGTGATGTAACTGATGTTCTTTTATTGGATGTTACTCCTTTATCATTAGGTATAGAAACACTGGGTGGTGTTATGACAAGACTAATTGATGCAAATACTACAATTCCAGTTACAAAATTAGAAATATTTTCCACAGCCAGTGATAATCAACCTGGAGTAGAAATTCATGTTCTACAAGGTGAAAGATCAATGGCAAAAGATAATAAAACATTAGGTAGATTTCATTTAGATGGATTACCACCAGCCCCAAGAGGAATACCTCAGATTGAAGTAAAATTTGATATTGATGCAAATGGTATACTTCATGTATCCGCAACTGATAAAGCAACTGGTAAAAATCAACGAATACGAATTGAAGGATCTTCTTCACTCACAGAAACAGAAATCGAAAAAATGAAACAAGAAGCGAAAGAAAATGCTGAAAAGGATAAAAAAGAAAGAGAAAAAATTGATAAACTAAATCAAGCAGATGCTCTTGTCTTTAATACTGAAAAGCAAATAAAGGATTTTGGTGATAAACTTCAAGAAAGTGATAAAAATGAATTATCAGAAATTGTTGAAAAATTAAAAGAAGCTCATAAAAATAAAGAAATGAGTGAAATTGATCAGCTATCTTCTAAACTAAATGAAACATGGACACGTATTAGTACAAATCTATATCAACAATCACAAAATGAAAATGTGAATATGGATGAAAATTCAGATGGAATAAACGCGGAGGATGTTGAATTTGAAGAAGTAAATGATAAGAAATAAAAAAAAGGGATGTAAATCCTCCCTTTTTTTATTTCTTATCATTCAGTTTTGTATGCATTATCTCCATCTCGATCAAAATGCCCCTTTTTTGTTGCTGTAACAGTTGCTGCCCGGTCTTCATCACCATACACAGCAACATGTTTTTCACCATTTTCATCTTCTGTAACAACAACATGTTTGTTATAACCAGTTATTTTATATTCTACATAATAGGAACCGATTTTTCCCATTTTATATGTAAATACAGCACCAAAACCCAATGGTATTGTTAATAATAATGCCAAAACAATCCCCTTAAAACCATATTTATCTATTATCTTAAATAAATATTTTAAAGATAATAAAACCAATGCCAATACTATTAAAAACACTACAATTATAAGAAGAGATGATATTACTCCTTCTTTTTTAGGATATATTCTGCTTAATATATCGTTTACGTTTTTTATTCCCTTATTATATAAATTTTTAACCTTTTCAATTACATTTAATTTTCTTTCGGTTTTTTCTATTTTATCAATATCTATATCTGTTTTTACAAATTCTTTAAGTTGTTTAAATAAATAATTAGGAAGATTACTGACGGTTTTATTAACCTTATTAATAAATGATTCATCATTTATAAGTATTGTAGACACTCAGATATGTTATCATAAGTATTACTTTCATTCATGAAATTATCAAATCTTAGTATCATTTCTTTTAGTTTTTTTTTTGTATATATAAAAAAAACATTTTTCAAAAAAAATTATATAATAAAATAAAAATATCATGTCAGACGGTTTCACAGATGCAATGCGAGGTACTTACTTTGGAGATAAAAGTAAAAAAGAAAAATACGAAATTAATATAGAAATTAGTGGCGAAATAAAAACAGGTAAAAGTACAA